CCCCTGCCGCAGCCGCCCAAACGTGTCCTCGCTCAAGGGGTGTCTGCTCTTTCACTCCCCTCAATGCCACAATTAACTTCCGCCTTTGAGCTGTCGGGACATTCCCCAGTACCGCCTTCACGTCCCCAATGGTTGGCTTGCCCTCGAATTGAAATGACTTGGGGCTGTAACCGTAGGCCATCATCGTGCGAGGGGCAGGGGAAGAAGCATTGGCCCGTGTAGCAATGGCGGCGTTTAGTACATCCGAAGTGTCTTGAAGTCCCATAGCACTATGCTGATCGGCAAGTGTTTGGGCATGTTCAATCACGTTTTGCGTAGACATTTTCTCAATGTAACCAGGCGTATATCCACCCGGTAGGTGTTTTTTCAACAAATCACGAAGCGCGGTCTCGGCCTGTAGGTTGGGCAATGTTGACAGCATTTTAGGTGATGGTCCTTTGTTCCACGCATACGGTGCCTCACCGGGCAACTTGGTGAAGTATCCCGCTGCACGCCCCATCAAATTGCCCTTATCTGCATTGCCAGCAAACTCCCTTGCACTAAAAAGCGGAGCCCCCGTGGCGTGGTAGAGGGTTTGGGGAACCCCTTCGGCGGTTTTCAGTGCCGTTTTTCCCGCCAACTCCTCCGGCATCGCCCCCATCGCCCGCAAAATCTCCGATCCCTTATTGGTGTTTTTGATCTCCTTTGCCTTCCCAAACATCTTCGCCAACTTCCTTGCCGCCGCACCGCCAAACCAATTCAGTGGGTCCAGAACCATCTCCGCCCCAAACCCGCCTACATCGCCCCAGTCCAACCCCTCCTGGTTCTCTCCTAAGACGCCCAACGCTTCCAACAATTCCCGCCCGCTCTTGCGACTGCCAGGCTTTCCAGCAAGCAATCCACGTAGCAGTGCCCCAGGCGTGTCCAGGACGTATCCCGCACCGCTCAAGAGGTCCATTAGACTCGCACCTTCTTCCGCCATTTCCACCTATGCTCCAAACTCATCCCAATCCACCGTTCCCGACAGTGCCCCGTACCCGTTGCCCCGTGCCTGTGCTGGGTCGTACCGAGTGGGGTAACTCGCAGCCATCGCCTCACGCATTGCCTTCTCCGCCTGTTCGGTGTACCGCCCGATGGCACTCCGGCCTTCGCTGTCCCGCCCGACGTTCATGGTCATGGCCAAGTGCATCTCCACGTACCGCATGAAGGCGTTCTGGGCACACGTCTCAATGTCTATGGGGTCGGTCACTCGATACTTCACCGGCCCACGGTTGGTCGAGACGTTGCTTGTCAAGGCCATCGCCGTCGCCGTGGTGACCGAGTGAATCCGCTTTTGTTCCGCATAGCGGTGTAGCCCATACCGGCCCGTGGGATAGTTCGTGTTGTCCCGGCCTATCAGTAGCATTGCACCGGCCATTTCCGTCTCGAAGGTGCTACTGCTGCCAGTCACGGCGTTGCTTCCGGCTACCACGGCAATCGTGCCCGCCATGTCGTCGGCATCCTGCCCGCTGTACTGCAACTCACGCACACGCCGCTGATAGGTGAAGTCGAGCACGTCGTCAGCAACCGCGAACGGCCACGGGAAGATGGCTTTCGTGCCCGGCGAACTGGGGCACTCGCCGATAGCGTAGTATTGCACCGGCCCCGTGGCGTTGTAGTTCCGCTGGTAAGCAGCAAGTTCCGCCATGCTGACTGGCTGGCCGTAGGCCCAACGATCGCGTCCGGCCGGCCCCGTGAAGTTCACGAAATCCACCGGCAACGGATACCAGCAGCAAGAAAGCGAGTAGGTCGTCAACGCCGCCAAGTTCTTTCCCGGATTCATCTGAGAGTCGAGAATCAGAGTCGTCGAATTGACGTAGGTTTCGATACCGCACAGTAGACCATCCAATCGCAGCGTTCCGTCCTCCACCCACGTCGGCCAAGTTGCCCCTGCCAGCACCAGCGTCCTGGTCGAGTGGGTGTAGGTGACGGTCCCGGTCGTCTGAGCCGCGTGCAGGTGAATCCGCCCTCGCCCCTCCAGCGTCGGCCAGTCATGGCCGTTGATAATGTCCAGGTGTGCCTCTTGCACGGCTCGGCGAATCACCTCCGAGGATGCTTCGGCACCATGCCCGCGAAGGAAGGCCAGGCCCATGTCGTAGGCGTCAGCAAAGGTCAACACGCCATACGCACCGCTACGCCCAGTCCCCAGAGAGGCCGGACCAGCAGCAGTACCGCTAATGATGATGTCGGCCATGTTAGCCCTCTCAGCCCGTGGACGCGGACGCGGGTTCTACACAGTAGGTAAGGTGGCCACTAACAGCCGATGTGCTGCCAAGCGTCAGTTGCAAAGCGGAACTAACAGCCGTGCAAAACCAGCCATTGGGCGAATAGCCCGAGGCAATCGTGCCGTTGGTTCCCAGTGACAGTCCAGTATCGCCCGTCAACTCAACGGCTGTTCCTGCCGGCTTGCTCTGAAACTTGAGCGTTACCGCCGTGGCCGCATTAACGACATATCCGAGCACCCAAATCCGGGCGTTTGAAACGGCGGCCACCAGGGTAACGACTCCTGCCTCGTTCACTCCGGTAATGCTTATCGTCTTCGCTCCGTACTGATCGTCTAGTCGCATTGGATCGTTCCTTTGTTAGTTTGGTTGTGGAGGCGTGGCGACAAGTCCTTGCGTGGTGCGAGTAAAATGCACAGGTGGCTTCGGTTTTCTCGCCACGGCCTGCAACTCGTAGGGATAACCCGTGACAACGCCGATTACCTCGAAGCCAGCCTCGGTGAGTCGCTTCTGCATGGTTCCCTGAGAGAACCCCGTCTTGTGGGCATAGAATCCGTTGCCGGAGGCCACGGGAACTCCAAACCCGTAAAGAACATCCTCGCACATAATTGGCCCGCTGGGGGACGTATACAAAACATGATCCAGGTCGTCGGATACAATCTTCTCCGCAACAGCCCGAACGTCGGGCACTTTCAGAATCATTGTAGTACCGGGACGGAGCACCCGAAGAAACTCTTTCAGGGCCACGGAGACTTCGTGGGCGTATAGGTGCTCAAGGTTATGGCTGGAGAATAGGCCGTCTACGCTGTTGTCCTCCAGTGGAATCGCGGTAATCGACGCCACAATGTTCGGCTTGACGTTGGGGTCGATGTCAAGGCGGATTTCCTCCCAGCCCGGCTTGGCAAATGGTTCTGAGTCAGCAGAGCCGCAGCCGACATTGAGGAGTTTTTTGTTCACGGCTTTGCTTCCGCCTTTTGCTTTTCCTTCATCTTCCGAACAGGAAGTGAATCTTCCGCCAGGTTATAACGGCGACCCGTTTGGTGGCAGATGTGGTCACAAAAAATGCTCGTATCAACAATGATCTTTTTGTGTTCCTTGTCCACTTCTTCCGTGTAGCGCCGAGTGAACCACAAGTCTTCCGTGAGGCACATACGCCCCCATTGGATGCCACAAAACACCGGCTGGTTTACCGTCTTGAACCAGGGAACCTCCTGCGTGTGGTTCATTTTGTCGAATAGGGACAACCGCAGCAGGGCACATCCCATCGGTATGCCAACCACCCGTTCCCTTATGACTTCACCTAGAGTGAACTCAAAGTCAACTCCCTGGTTCCACTCCCGCCACAGCAGCGGGTAGGCGGGAATCGTCTTTGCACAGTACATCCCACTGGCTATGTCATAGTCGGGATTGTTCTCCAGATGGTAGACAAGTTTCATCAGAACATCGGCGGGAATGATAGTGTCCCAGTCGATAAAGAACAGATACTTCAATCCTGCATCCCTGCTGGCTTGTATCGCCGCACAACGGGCAACCCCGACTTCCATGCCGTCGGCAAAGACCTCGATATTGGATTGACCAAACGGAATTACCAGGCTGGTTCTCGCCCGCTGCCACTCGGGCGTAATCAACCCAAGATGCTTGGATTCATCCTTCGGTGCCTCGACGCATTCCGCCAAGAGACTTTTGGCAGTCTCAAGATTTCCAACTTCTCCGTCGAGGTAGGATTTAGCCAACGCCAGCTTCTCCTTCACGATGGTCCCCGAATCAACGGGAACCATCGGGATAGGAGTACATATTCCGATCGACCAATCGCCCACAACATTCCCCTTTTTGGGTTAGGTTGCCCGCTTCCACCAACTGGTACCATCGCAAATGAGAGCGTAGGAGCCGCCAACAGCGCCATTGGTAGCGAGTATCTGGCTCGTAGCCCCATTGATGGACACCGAACCAACCGCTATCAATCCAGCAGTGGAGTTGAGGCAGTTGATAACGTCTCTGCACGCTCCTGCGGTCACAGCCGGAAGCGCGAAATAGTTTTTCGACGCATCGGAAACCGAGACGTAATTGACCGGATGGCTGAATAAAACGGCCTGAGTGGTATTCGCTGCCGTTCCGCCCAAGACGTGCAAGCTACCGGCCAAAATCTGGGCAGAAGCAACATTGACCGTGGTGGCAGCGACCGACTTGGCAGTCAAGTTGGACTGGATGTTTCCCGACGCTGCGCTCATCACGCTACCCACGGTGATGTTCGTGCCTACGGTTGCGTTGGCGGCGCTGAGGGAAGTCACTAGAGCGGACTTTGCAAACAGGTCCGACGTGAAGTTGCCCGACGCAGCGCTGATCGTTCCGGCAGCGACAATATCCGTGCCGATGATGTTCAGGCACGTAAGGCCAGTTCCGGCACTGATGTTAGTTGCCAGAATGGACTTGGCTGCCAGGCTCGACGTAATGTTTGCCGTCGCAGCACTGATCGTTCCAGCAGCCTTGATGTCCGTGCATGTAATCGACGGCACGGAAATCCTGCCGGTCAGGCTGGCACTGCCACCACTGATATTGGTGACAGTAAGTGCCGCGATGAGTGCCGTTCCAATCGTGGCGCTAGTTGCCACCTGCTCCACGTTTGAGCCGGCAAGCGGCGAGGCATTGCACAGGTCAATCAGTTCCAAAGCGCCACTGGCACTGTGGATCGACCCTCGGAGTGCGTTTTCGAGTTCTTGTGAAATAGCCATTGCTATCATTCTCCTTGCGAAAGTGTGGATAAAACCTTTGCTTTACGACGCCGCCCGGCAATGGCCCCTGGAGGCGCATTGTTGGGCGGTGATTTGATGCTTACGCCGCGACCATCGCAACCTATGCCCTTTTTTCGGCACGCCCGCTTGAGCGCACCGACAGGATCGGACTGCGGCAGGAAGGCGTCGGGGTCGCCTTTCCGCTCGGCCACGCACGGTTCGTAAATGTCGTACATGCTCGGGTTGTATCCTTGCTTGCGGGCCTCGGCCACGACCCGTTTCACTTCCTCCTCGTCGCCGCCAAACTGCTGCAACAGCGTGCCCCTGCCGCTGGCAAACGTGGTCGCCGTGCGAATGGCCGGCACTCCGATCAATCGTTCCAACGAGTTGTATCCGCAGCGGTCGCATCGAGTAAACACGGGTTCGTCCATGCGCTGGTACGCCTCAAACTTCCGGTGGCAACGGGTGCAGGAGTAATCATAGAGTGGCACAGATATTGTTCCTATTTACTTCTTTCTGTTCTTTACCATTTTCATTAACGTCTGGGCCAATCGTGCCCTCTGGCCGAGTTTACCGGCATCGCCGGCGTGCTTACTCGCAAAGGCGGAGGTTGATAAGCCTGCTCTTCGGGCCTGAGCAGAGAACGATCCGGGATGTTTGGAAACTGCACCCTGTATCCAGTTACTCATTTCCGCATCAGCCTTTCCCAGTTATCGTGGACCCCATCGACCTTCGGCAGATTGATCGGGCCACACGGTTTACTGGCATGATGGCATAGGATGTTGGGATTTGGTCGAATCTCTTTGTGGGATGAAAACACGTTCGGCAATCCCCAAAAGTTGTTCGGGTTGTAGGGCCACGCCAGCGACCAATAGGCGACGTATCCAAGATCGCGGACGCGACTCAATAGATCGACGCTCTTGCTCGGATGGTTATTTTCCACGTACAAAATTGGCTTGTACTGTTGAATCTTCTTTTCAGCGCCCTCCAACACGTCGCATTCCATCCCTTCCACGTCAATTTTCAGAAAATCGCAGCGACCGGGAATGTCGTCAATCCGCGTCATCTGGACATCCTCGACGCCGCCATTTTCCAACATGGTGATGGAGGAAAAAGCGGTTCGTTGCCTTGGGTCCGCCACTCCCGGCCGGATGATTTTGTTTTGCGCTCCGATGGCGTAAGGATACGCGATGACGTTTTGTATGGCATTGAGAGCCATGTTCCCGCAAAGTGTTTGGAAGATCAGACGTTGCGGCTCGAATGCCAACACGGCAAGACCGTGGCGGGCAAAGACGATTGCATGAGTGCCGATGTTGGCGCCTACATCCCAGACGATGTCCATAGGTTCGATCAAGGAACATAGAAGATTCAGTTCGCATTCGTCAAATTCGCCGTAGTAGGCGAGAATCGCACCCAGCGTCGTGTCGTTCGTGTTCAACAACATGGCACCATGCCGACAGGCCACCAACCCCATATATTCACACTGGTAGATCGCTTCTACCATCGTTTTCGGTCCAAGCATGGCTTGTGGTGTGTTCATGCCGCCTTCCCCTTGTTCTCAGTCTTCATCCGATCTATTCGCAACTTCGCCATCTTGACAACCATATCCGCAGCGTGGGACTCACCTTGCTGCTGGATGTCTTGCTGGTGTTGCGCCGCTGCGATCTGCATCTGTTGCGTCTGGCGGGCTTGTTGCATCTGCATATCCGTCCGCATGTTTTCGGCCTTCGCCTCCTGGGCCGGATCGGGTGGCGGTGGCGCGTTGGGGTCGAGTGGTGGAGGAGGCGGTTGCACCGGCCCCATCATCAATCCGTCCATGTCCTCAATTTCCATCGTCTCATAGAGTCGGCGGTTGAGTTCATTGAGCGGCCCCGAGTCGCCGGTTTGCGCCTGGTACTGACCAAGTTGAATGCTGTTGGGCTGGTAAATCTCTTTGAGATTCGCCGCGTCCCGTTGCTTGTTTGGTTTTCTTGCACTGCCGGTGCGGATCGTGCAGGTCATCTCACGCAACACGGTTTCCTCGTCGGCGTTGGTGAAAGTTTGCTCGAAAATGGAAGCCCCCGTGTCACCCATCAAGGGTTGAACGGTCTCGGCTCCGATCTTTTCGTAATAGGCGCAGAGTTTTTCGTTCCGAGTCACCTCCCGTTGCCACTGCTCAACCTTTTTGACCATGTAGTCGGGCCGAATTGAAAGCATCTGTTGCTTGGTCTCGGCGTCCGGCGAGGTGCGGCTGGCAGCACCGGGGTTCAAGCCGTACATCAGTTCGCTCAGACCGACCCGCTTGTCAAACAACGAAAATAGGTGTTCGATGATTCGCCACACGTCGTACTGGACGGGCGGACCCTGAATAAACTTGATGAGGTGGTCGATGTCCTTGAGGATTTCCGGGATGCCGACCACGCACAAATCCTTGCCGCTGGTGAGCGCCCCCTCCAGGTCTTTCATCGCGCTCTTTAGGACCGCAATGACAGTTCGGCTGTTCTGATAGACGTGGTGCGTCAACTCGGAAATAATAATGTTCAAGGCCACCAGTTCCCCGAGTCCCGGCCGCAAGGGCGAGATCGGCCAGGCGCAATTCGGCTGGCGATAGAAGTCCAGCATCACGCATGGCCACCGTTGATCTTTCCAGTAGGGCACGGGCCAGGAAAACGCCTGCCGGACATCCTCGTCGGTGGCGTTGAGAAACCTGTCGGCCGGCATGTTCAGCGGCCAATCAACGCCTCGGGCAACCTCCAGGTAAGCGTAGTCGCCCACCACTTCATCGAACGCCGTTTGCAAATCCTTTGCCGTGCCCGTCATCCGTGTGCCAATACCGCCGATCGACCAGATTTTCCAATAACGCACGTTGTCAAACGTGGTGCCAAGTTCACGATCCCGTTTGGAACGACGGTTTCCTCGGCTGGCTCCTTGCGATTCAGCCGACTCCAGATTTCCCTTGCCGCGGAGCGATCCGTAGGGAAGTCCCCGCTCCCGTTCAAGTTTCCAGTGCGGTTCATTGCACTCACGAGCGATCCAAAACGCCTCGCCGAAGTTGTTGCTCTCGCTGTCCGGGTCGATAAGGAGCCGGTCGACGCTGTCGTAAAAGGAGCCGGTCAGGCGGCGATTGCTGCCGGGGGCGATGTAGGAATTCGACCACAGGACTCCTCGCCCCTTTATCAGAGCCTCCGTGATTGCGTCCTCGGATGCTTGTTGCAAGCCGCCGTTGGGTTGCTCCTCGGGGGTGTAGTTGAGGTATCGTTTCACCGCCTGACAGCCCGATTTGAGTACCGAGCGTCGCATCTTGTCGCGTGCGATCGCCTGCTGATACTGTTGTTGGACCATCGGATCGTTTGGATCGCCGAAGATTTCCGGCCCATAGTCGATCGGGTCGGGCGGGTCCACTTCGCGCTGCGGATTCTGATGATAGATCAGTGGCCCAAAGAGCGCTACGATCTCGAACGCCTTATTGAGCGTAATCTTGAAGGTGGGCGAGAAACTGCCGCCCATAAACTTCTGCTGATAGGCCGCATCGTACATGAATCCAACCGTGCCACTGAAAAACTGCATACACTGGTCGGCGATGTCTTGGAACCGCTCCCGTTTGCGCTTGTAGGCAATGTCGATCTTGCCCAACCAGCCCTTTGCGAGCGGCGACAGTAGTTCGTCAACAGTTTGCAACATGGCGGCCTACTTCTTCTGAAAAGCCCTGGAGCCGGGTCCGGTGGCGATCGCATTAGGAAGCGACTGGTTGCTAGAAACTTTTTCCATCTCCAGCACTTCGAGTTTTGCCGGGCGCGGGTCCGTTCCCGGCAGGTAATCCCAGCATCCGCATTCATAGGCATGGGTCGGGTGTTGGATCAGCCACGGATCATCTTTGTGCCGCACGCCGCTGACGGTAGTGAGTTGTGTCGTTCCACACGGAAAGACCGTCAACTCAATTCCGCCTCCCTTGACAGGTCGAGTTACAAGGGCGAGACGAGGTTCCACACCCATCGTCCCGTGGTAGTACCAAAGGCACACGCGGCCCACTGGGGAGGGAAACGGATCGGTGTTTTTTTCTTCTGTCGTGTTGGCCATGATTTTCTAGTCCTCTCGGGGTTACGGGAAATAGGTCGATCTCTCGGTTAGGCGGCGCTTGGCACGGCCCCAGCGCCCAGGAAAAATCCCTGGTTGCGAGTCGATTTGGCGCCTGTGATTTTTGCTCTCCATTCCACAATGTCGTCCTTGTTGATCTTGGCGCTCGGTGGCGCGGCGTAGTATGCGGAGTTGTCATCAAAAGACGCGGCCAGATATGACCCCAAATAACCCAAACAATCCATTAGATGGTTGTCTTTTCGACGCACCTCTTCGGTGACTTCTTCACGAGTGACTTTCTGCTTATACAGGCGGAACTCGTTACGGGTATATGGGCAGGTATCCGTCACAATTCGGAACAACGTAGTTCCATCGGGGCGAGGGTTGAGCCAATCACGAACCGTCATGTTGCGGGCGGCGATGTCGTCGCTTCCGGGTAAAAATCCAGAGTCCGTCAAACGACTGCGGATGTTGTACTTCTCAAAGGCTTCCCGGTAAAACTCCACGATCCGTTTGCCGGCCCCAAGTACGCTCTGTCGACCAGAGTGAGCGTCAATAATGAAGGCATGAAACTCACGTCCGGCAACCTTCTTGGCAAGCAGTTCCCCGAAAGTGTCGGCCGTGCATCGCTGCGCGAACAACTCGTCATAAGCCACTATGAACTTACCGACAGATGGTGGGGGAACGGCAACCAGCAAAGCCGCGGCATTCGTCCAGCCGGGATCCAGTGCTAGATAATGGGTCCAATCGTTGGGAACTCGGAAATTGAGCGGAGCCAACGCTCGACCAACCGCATCAATTCCCAATTCTTCCTTGCGAGGTATACCGTGTATATCAATGTTGAACATTGGATAGACCAGTTGCCAGTCATCGACGTATTCACCCAGATCGCGGGCGCGCACCACTGCGGCCCCAGCAGCAGCCCAACCCTCCAAACGCTTGCGCTTCTCGTCCGATGGAATGTAAGGGTTGCCCGAAAAAGTGAGGACCCATTCCTGCACGTCAGGCTTTTCACGATCACGTTGATCTTCCGCCCGCAGGGACATGAGTTTTAGTGCCGGATTATCGTCATGCGGCCATGCACTCCAAATCAATCGCCCTCGCACGTCGGATAGACGCCCCTGCCACTCTGCGACGTGGCCGGGGATTTTAATGTCTTCGTCGATCCAGATCACATCAACTGCTTCACCCTGACCGGCTTCTCCACCGGAGGTGAAGGCGTGGATTTCCGTGCCGTTCTTCAAGCGACAAACCTTAAAGACCCGTTCAGCCTTGTTGTCCCAAGCCCACTCCGCGATAAAACCATCCGGTCGGCAATCGGGTCCGCCGGGAATCAGTGGCGGGGACGGTTTGGTTTCGGTTTCTCGGCTGGCATCGTCGGCCTCCCAAGGACGCCACGATCGCCATTGACGGGTATTCCGATCCTTGATGATCTTGAACAATCCCTGCACGAAGAGTTTGCGGTACAACCTTGCAATATGTTTTTCATCGTAGCCAATCACCCAAATCAGCAGGGGCCTGTCTTTGGGATACCGAAAGGGAATGGCTATTTCGTCAAGGCCAGTCAAAGCGATGCCAGTGGCCGCCGACGATACCTCGGCGGCTGCAATGGTGGTCTTGCCCCCGCGGAGTCCGCCACGCACAAGTCGCTCGCTCGCTTCCGATAAGTGAAACGCTAATTGAATCGGCATCGGCCGATACAAGCGCAACCCAAGCATCTTCCGACGGTTTCCCTCCATCAGCAATTCGCGCACGCGATGTTCTTCATTCAGCGTCGGAATCATCGTCACTCACACCCTCGTCGTCGAAATCCTCGTCGCCTTCATCACTCTCGTCCGCAACATTGCCGGATAAATCGCCAACCAACAACGACTGTCTCTGAACGATTCCGGCTAACCGTCCTTCAATTTCGTTCTCCAGGTCTTCGTCGGAAAGGTTGGACGGAGTCATTGCGCCGTCGATCGAAGCGGCCGACAATTGGGTCAGTCTGGTGATCGCCCTGAACTCATCCAAAACCGTTTTGCTGCCCGGCATCCGAAGGATCGCGGCGTCTAACTGGTCTTTCCATTTCCGGCAAAATTCATCTACACCGCCCATCAAATCGAACATCGTCGCGCCGATTTGCGAAATGCGGGGCACATCCAATCGGTCCCCGCGGGCAGCGGCAACGATCTGGTTGGTGGCCAGTTTTCCCAATGCGGCTCTTAACCGCTGCAACATCCGACCTTTTGCTGTGCGGCTCTGACACGTCTTGCAAGTGCTGCACCCTTCGGAAAACCGTCGTTTCTCTCGCATCTTCCCGCAAGCACTGCACACCCGAGGTCCGGTCGGAAAACCGGGCGGATCAGAAAAAGCCTGCGGATCGTGGATTGCCAGGGCGGTGCTACTCATGCCACTTCGTCCAATTCCAACTCTACGGAACGAATATCACGAGATTGTCCCTCCATCGCCGCCCGAATTAACTTACGATTGACATCCTCCGATGAAAGGATAACTGGTTTATCAACGCACTTTACTTTCCAGTGACCCACCCAGGCGTCCCAATTCACCCGCAACGGGTTGTAACCCAATTTCAGAACGCCGTGCGAGGCAATGTCGCGGGTCGCGGTTACATCCTCGGTCGACGCCTTCTCGGCCTGATACTGGTCCTTCCACTCGTAGTAGAACCACGATTGTTCCGCATTCTGCTTGGCATCCAAACACCGTTGGGCGAACTCCCGCATCTGGTCGAGGTCTAGGGGCCGTTCATCTGCCAGTTGGCTTTCCACCGGGGCCATCAGTCGTTCCAGCAATCCCGCCTGCTTGGCCTTCGGCTCCGTCAACTCAAAGGCCCGCATATCGAACATAATCAGTCCGGTCGGCAGCGCCGCACAGTGTTGAATGCCCGACATTGTGGCGGAAGTCTCTCGGGAGTACGGTTTCAACTGGAAATCTATATTTGGATGATCCGACTGTTGAGTGGCCCACTTGAAGACGTAGCACATCTCATAGGGTGGCGGACCGCAGTATGGCGCACCGATCACCACGGGACCGCGATCGTAGTGTTTGTAGAGGAAGTCGAAGGAAGAGTCCCAAAACGGCTTGGCATCCGAATGCCCTTCACTTAACCGTTTGTCCGGCCACATATCCGAGTCGACCATCACCAAAACATCCGCCCCACATTCACGGGCGGCGACAACGGCCCGATTGCGGGTCATTGTAATCGGCGTATCGGAAATTTTTGTCTTCTTACACCATTTGACGCGGTGATCCTCTGACGCCTTAATCATCGTCTGAGTGACCCAATCACCCACCTCGTCGGCCTGGGAAGATATGCCTCCATTTCCCGCATAGGGAAACGTGACTAATAATATATTCAGTTTTCGAGGTTCCACGTTCTGATCCTTTGGGTTGATTAGGTCGTTTTAGGATCGGGCTATACAGACTAGACCTCATGCCCGCATATAAGGTCGTTCGTTTTGCATCCATTAAAAAAGCCGCGCCCCACGGTTTCCCGCAGACCGCGGCCCCCGAGCACCACCGGTGGCACGACCTATCGGTCGCGCGGCAGCGCGCAGATTACACGTGGATGTTGAGGTCAACTAACTTCATGGTCCCGCCCGTACAATCAAGTGTAGTGGCGGCCTCCATGAAGATTCCCAGCGCGGTGATTGGCGGCGTTGTGCCTGCCTGAGCCAGCAACAACACTTTACCGGCACCTGTGACCTGGGAGGTGGTGGCGCCCGTCATGGCAATCGCGTAGTCACCCGCTGCAACCACTTGACCAGGATTCTCGTTCAGTTTCGCCTTGCAAGGTCCCCGATAGAACACGATGCAAAGATCTCCGTTACGAACACCACTTGTGGCCAATTCCGGGTCGATGACGCCGGCAACGGGCAACCCAGCGGAAGATACGCCATAACCGTCGAATCGCTTTTTTCGATATGCGGCCACGTTGGTCACGTGCTTTCCACCGTACATGGTGATGCCAGAGACGTTCCGCATGATCCGTCCATAACAGAGCAATCCTGTCGTCGAATCGGTGCAAACAATCTCCCTTCCCTCAAAATTGACGCTGTTGCCGTAATCGGAGGTATTGATCGTTCCCGCCGTGCCATAGAAGGTGTCGCCAGGATTGAAGAGGTTTCCTATAATCATATTTGTGACTCCTAAAAAACGTGTCTGAGTGAGAACTTACGCATCCATTTACGACGCAGCGTAGCGGTACAGTTTTGCCACTCGACGAGGATCGAGCGTTATGTTACCCAAGGTGAAGGCAATCCACTTGTACAACATGTCCGACTCTTGGAACGGCCCCCTCGACTCGATGAGATCGCTGGTGATGAATTCCAGTAGGATGTCGTCCATGTCCACAACATAACCAGTTTGCGCCGGGCATCCATATTCCGTATAGATGCCAATGCCCTCGAAGTTTAGCACGTCCCCAAAACCGAGCGTTTCGGCCTCACGGTGCGGAGTTAAGATGAGGTTACTGGACCGCAGGGAATTCTTGAACCCAGACATCAAATCGGTGGACAACATCGCCATCAGCGCGGAACCTGTGCCTTCACCGCTGTCCGTGTTGCGAATCCACATGGCCGTGCGGCTTAGCGCCCGTTGGCAATTGGCTTCCCAAGTGACCTTTGAGGTTCCCCAAGAACTACTGGACCAATTGACCAGTTTTGGAGACCGATAGGCATATTCCGGCGAGCCACTACCTTCCGGCCAATCCGTAGCGATGGTCGCGTTGGGCTTGGTCGTCAGATCGGAACTCCAGGAACCAGCCTGTGCCAGAGCGGTGGAGACCCCCTGGTAGGTGCCACGGGGGATGGCCACGATGTCGACCACGTCGCAACTGGAATCCGTGTACCCCGCGGCCTTGGTCTCAACCGTGGTGCAAGCCGTCTCCAAACCATCAAAATCGTTTTCATGGCCGGAAAGCGAGGAGTCGGTGTAAATCTGTAAGGCGATGTACTTTTTTAAGCCGGAGAGCAGTTTGGGAATGATCCGAACGTACCTGTCGATCACCGTGTTGGGTGATCCCTTGATTTCCATGTACTCGACGTGATCCATCAAGTCCGTAGCGTAGGACCCTTTCCATCCCAACTCAGTCCACTTGAGGTAATCCCGCGGAGCGTAAACGGGACTTGTGCCGTGGGTAAATGGAAGGACCGGGGCGTCCTTCCAATCAATCGCCTTTTTCTTCGCGTAAGAGCCGTTGACTCCAGTTTTGACCTTGCCGCGGGCCTGGAGCATGGCGAGCCACAATCGCTTGTAGATGGTTGTGTCGTTGACTTCCTTCATCATCTCAGGCAAAGCCTGATTAAGCACCAATTCCCATTGTTCTGCCATAATGCGTTCTCCTTTGTCCGAGCGGGACTAGAGTGTGAAGTTCATTTCCTTTGTCTTTCGATCCACGATCTCACGCAGGTCAGGCATCGGGGAAAGAGAATCATGCGGCTCGCCGGAACTCGGGATGTTTCCGGCTCGCTGCGATAGACGGTCGGCGTTCGGCAGACGCCGGAGGAATCGGCCGTTGGGGTTGCGAGCGGCGCCCTGGCCGGACACGCCTGGAATCGGGCTGTTCGGGGCCGGAATTACCGAAGGCGTGCTCGTGGCAACGAGTTTTCCCGTCGCCTTGGCCGCATCGACCATGTTCAGGGCATACTTCTGGATCGCCCCTGGGTCAGCAATCCCCAGAGAACGCGCCTCCTGGGCAAAGTGGGCCACCGCCTCACCGATCGGAGAAAGTTTCGGCTCACCGTTTGGAAGCATGGCGGGTTGACCGGCGCCGTCCAGGACGTACCACTCCTTTTCATGTGCCTTGAGGAGTTCCGCTGTCTGGGTCTGCTGTTGCCGAGATTGAAACTGCTGCTCGACCAGTTCCTCGACCTTCTTGAGCACGGCCTTCTCAATTGCCGTCTGCCGGGGATTGAAATAAGTGTCGAGCAACCCTGGCAAGTCGTCGACAACGCGCTGACTGTTCAGTCGACGAGCCTCCGTCGCCTCGTTGAGTTTCCTTGCATACTGGGCAAAATCGTGGTGAATGGGCTCCCAGAGGCCGGTCTGCTGATTGACCTGACAATACCGCTCCCAACTGGGATCGTACTCGGCCTTCCGCCACTCCAATGCCGGTGGTTCGGCTGCCTTGGCCGCCTCCGCCGCTGCAACCTGGGCCTCTTCGTCCTTTTGCTTCAGATACTCCTCGATTTCGCCCATCCGGCCCGCGTAGGGCGCAAACTGCCGGCCAATGTTGGCCAACGGTTCCGCCTGGGCAAACCGCTCCGCGGCGTCCAAGAGCGCCGCTGCCAGTGATGGGTCGTCCTTGAAGTCCGCCGGATCGTAACCACGCTGAACGGCCAACTCTCGCAAAGAGAATCCGCCACCGGCAGGAGTCGAAACACCACTATCAGGCAAAGAGACGGCGGGCGCCGATACAGGAGTCGCCGGCATGACGGGCGACGTTGAAGGGGCGGCAACCGGGGCGGATACACCCGAAACCGGCGCCATCGGGACTGTCGAGGGATCGTTTTCTTGTGCCATTTCTGATTCTACGGTCAAAGGTCGTTGAATTCGGGGGATATTCGCAACGTCCCAAAGACTAAACCAGAAAAACCCAGAACAATCTATGGAAAAGATGTCGTTGTCATACGGAAAACGCAAAATAATACAAAAAACACAATTGACACGCATTACACAAGTTTGATAATGGACGTTACATGGCCACAAAACAGATGCGCATCATTCACGAGACACTGGTGCCCTTCGATGCAGCACATCGTTTGCTGCCGGGCGCACCGACGCGATACCAGTTGGCCTACTGGCGCCGCCGTGGCATCCGCACGTTAGTTGATGGCGTCGTACATGTTGTAAAACTAGAATGCTGTCGCGTTGGCGGGCACCCACACACAAGCCGTGAGGCGTACTTGCGGTTCCTTGAAAGGATCAACGGCGAGATTGTAGAGAAATAGGAGGTGTGACATGATCGTTATTGTTTGCGATCGGTTGGGTTGCGTACACGAGATTGACGCGGATTCTTTTGGTTCTAGTTCTGACGGTAAATTTTTTCGCCTGTCACGAAAGAATCCCAAGCCCGGTTGGTCTCAACCACCCGGGCATCTAATCGCTTGTTTTTGTCGTCCGATCTTCTGGAAAGTCAAAGAGGAGCCGATACCATGCCCACCGGCACTCCAGTAGACCGCCTCTACCGCGCCCTCCTTGGCGAAGGCCATTCCAAAGAATCCGCCCGCGGGTCGGGATAAGGCTGGTTTCGAGACCCTCGACGACCTGAAACCGCCCTCTCCAGGAGGGCATTCATAGCGGCCCCATTCCGCCGCAACAGGCTCAACGGCCCCAGTGCCTACCGTCCCCGCGGGGATAGATAAACATGAAGATCAGCGACCTCTCAGCAACGGAACTATTGCGGCTCCTCCGGGTGTCGGAGCAGTCGTCCGACCCAGACGATTACGCTCTCTCTGTTCTACGTCGAGAGTTGGATCGTCGTCTTGATCTTGCGAAAGATCGGGACAGCGACTCGACCGGCAGGGAGGCTACAAGCAAGAGCCGTCCAAATGTTCGCCGCGTCATAACACGACTACTCAAAGCCGTGGACCAGTCGATCAGAGCAGCCGACGAGGCTAAGTCTGCTCGTGATGAATTGATGCGACTCAGCGGCAAACGCGAGGAGGCTACCACGTGCAAGTAATCTCCGCCGATCACGATCTCGATCTCCTCGACCGTCTTGAGGTCGTCGCTGAGGCAAACAGACGGCTCGCGGCGAGGTTTTCGCGTAGTGGCATACTTGACCTCGCCTGACGCTTCCAAGTGAGGTAAGCATGATCCTATGCTAAACCTACGCCTCAGTCCCGGAACAAGCGGGACGCGACGATCTGCCCAAAGGCACCGGGCCCCAGAGGAAACAACGAGCCGGCCCCGTAACATCGGCCGGCCGAGAGGGATGCGGGTTAGGACCGGATGATGAATATCTGTAAGCGAATAATCCAGACCAAAGAAGAAGTCAAAAGACAATATGGGATCATGCTCGATCCGCGTACCAACTACGCCGAACACGATCAATACTATGTCT